ATTTAACCCTCCAAATCTTTAATTAGTTGTTCTATTCTATTAAGATCTTTTGTGCTTATATTATCAAAGGCTTTTTCGGTAAAACCTAAGTTTAAAAATCTTTGCTTTAAATCTACTAATTTCATAAAATAAAAAAGCCCTATCTCTACTCGCTACTCTCGCCCAGTAGCTTTCAAAAATAAGGCATTAAAGATTAATACTATCGAGGGCGGTCGAGTTAAAACGCATTTACTCCGCTAAGATAACACTTAGCTTTGGATTATCAAAATTTATTCAAACAAAAGTAATTTACTATTTTTTTCTTCGCTGAATGCTTTATGATTAGCAACGTTTAATTTAAAATAGCTTTCTTTAAGTTCGATACTTATTGACTTTCTATCCATTTTAATTGCAGAACAACCCTCACTACCTATCCCGCCAAAATAACTTATAACGGTTTCGCCTTTGTTTGAATACAAGTGAATAACACGCTCAATAGTATCTAATTGTAAAGGACATATGTGCTTTTCGTCATTTCCATCTCGACCGCTTCTATATTGCAAAGTTCTTGAATAATCTACATCGTACCAAACTGGGGATGCGTATTTTTGCCACAAATCAACGGGTAAATAATCTAATCTACTTGGGTCTGTATCTTGGTGTGTAATTGGTACTTCATTGTCGCCCTCATTTCTAAAGAATAAAACGTAATCGGGTATTCCTACCCTTGTCATTGAACTATCTTTTTTAATAGTCTTATGAAGTAAACCTAAAGCCTTAGTTCTTTGCATTTCAGTTACAGGATTTTTCCAAATCGTAACCCTTGAGTGATAAACAAATCCTAAATCTTGAAACCATTGAATTAACATACCACTAAAATCTCTCAATCCTATATATCCCTCTTTCCCTTTTTGGATAGGTAAATCCATGCAATGAATAGCGCAAATACGGCCAGGTTTTAAAGTTCTTTTTATTTGAGGTATTAAGAATTTAAAATGCTGCTCAAATTGCTTGTAATTAGCAACATTACCCATATCTTCTTCTTTATCAGAATATACGTACAATTCAGCAAAAGGAGGGCTAAAAACTGCTAAATCAGCACAATTATCAGGTAGCTTTGAACTTTCTTGCACACAATCACCATTAATCAAATGATAATTACTTGTTTTTACTTCTTTGTTGTTGATCATAACTTTGCTTTTATTAGTTTTATAATTGGTTTGTGCTGAATAATTGGCCATTTCTTTTATCATTTCAAAGTGGCGTTCTTGTTTGTCTAGGATAGTTTGTCTTACATTTGTTTGGGTTTCGGGTATCAAAATATGTACTTGAACTTTATTAACTTGTCCAAACCTATAGCAACGTCTAACGGCTTGATAAAATGCTTCAAACTTAAAATCATAACTCATAAAAACCATTTGATGGCATTGTTGGTAATTCATACCAAAAGAAGCTATTGAAGTTTTAGTAATAAGCGTTTTAAACTCATTTTTAGCAAATCCGTTTAAATGTTTTGCTTTGTATTCGGGTTTATCCGACCCTTGAACGTTTACGCTATTTTCTAATAATTTAGAAAGTGTATCGGTTTCACTATTCTTTAAACCCCAAACTATCCATTGGTCATTATTTGAATTTACAAGTTCTAAAGTTTTTTCAATTCTTGCATCAAAACTTCTATTTAAATCTTTGTGTAAATCAGTTGCACTAACTGCGACATCGTTAAAAAGTGAACTTGAAGTATTTTCTACACTAATAAAATGCTCAATATATTCAATTTCAGGCAAATTGTAACCTTCACTACAAAAGCCCAAAGTACTTGGATTATCAATTGCCATTGACCAGGTAGCAACATATTGCCAAAACACATCCTTTGCGTGCTTTCTTAAACGCCATTTTGAAGTTTCGCCGCCATCGTGAACAAAGTACATGGCTAACATTTCTAAGTAACTCATACCGTCCAAAAACTCCGAATGCTGCCCTAATTCCATATGGTCATTCGGGCTTGGTGTTGCAGTGCAAGCCAATTTATATGGCGTTCCTTTGAAAGTTTCTAAAATTAAAGATGAAGTTTTGCCATCACGCCCTTTTAAAATACTGCTTTCGTCTAAAACAACTCCAGAATATTCGTTAATTGTATCTAAAATGTTAGTTAGTTGGTCGTAGTTTGTAATGTCAAAATGCTTTGTATCAATACCAAACTTAATAGCTTCATCTTTTGTTTGTTGTACGATTGCTAAAGGTGCTAAAATCAACACTTTTTTATTTGTGTGTAAACTTACTTGTTTTGCCCATTCTAATTGTGTAAAAGTTTTACCTAAACCACAATCAAAAAAGAAAGCAAACTTACCTTTTTTAAGTGCTACTTTAAGCCCATACTTTTGGAAGTCTTTAAGTTTTGGGTTTAGATTTTCTTCATTTACATCGAAACCACTTTCAATAAATGATTTCTTTTTAGTTTCTAAAAATTCATTGTAATTCATAATTTAGTTTTTGGTTAATAAAAATCAAAGATAGTAATTATTTTGCAATTTGCAAAGTTTACACTTGAAATATTGTTAATTGTTTTGGCTTTCTTTCATAGCCGAATAAATCAAAATACCCATTGTTTAATCCTTGCTTTAGCCAATTTTCAGCTTTCTTTTGAGCGTGTTTTTTAGCGTAGTAATCCCATTCAGTTTCGGGAACTTGGGTATAAATAGTTCCATTTTTAACATCAATAGCTTTAATTAAGCCCATTGCTTGCAAATCGTTTAAACGGCTGCTAAAGTCGCCTTTGTTTGCTTTTCTTAATGCTATTTTTAAAGTTACTAAGGTTTGAGCACCACCTAAAATAATGCGGTAAATTTGCACCTTTTCGCTTTTAAATTTTCCGCTTTCCATTCCTTGAAGAAAAGCGTTACGGCTTGCGTTTGTCATAGTTGTTCGATTATTTCGTATAAAATATCGGATGCAAGCACAACAGATGCACCAGCAGCAAAATAATTCCATTTATTTTCAATCATTAAATTTATAAATGATAAAAATAAAAAAAATAATAAAATTAAAATTTGTGTTTCCATTTTGTTTTAGTTTAAGGTTAAAAAGGATTTTCTATAATTTCGGTGTGCTTTAATTTTCTATCGTATTGCTCAAAATTATTTAGTAAATTGTAGTGCTTTGAATTATTGTTTAGAGTAAACGCAGCCCACATTAAAGAGCCTTCATGCTTTACTAACTTAATCCACTTTAATTGGAACTTAATTTGCCTTGTAGCACCTACGCAATCAAATAGTTTTATAATACTAAACTCGTTAATAATGTTTCCTTTTTCATCAAAGTAATTATTTTCAGTTTGCATAGTTAAAATTTTAAGGTTAATTCTTCATTCGGTAGTGGACAAATAATGTCCATGTTAAACAAGTTCAATAATGTTATTCAAAGGCTTAACGCTATTCATGTAAGTACGCGCTATTTTAATAACTTCATTACGTTGTTCTATTCGCGTCTTATCGTAAGTGTGTTGTATCATGTGAACGCGTGCGCTTTCTGGTATTTCTACAAAGTCATCAAACCATTCCAACATTACATTAGGGCTTTCATTGCAAAAACTTTCTAAGCCATCGCGTGTGTAAATAGAATTTGATACAATCTTTTTAACTTCGGGTATCATTTCTTCGCGTACATTACCACCCATATCTAAAATATTAAGCGAATAGTCTTTAATCTTTATTTCACGTTCTACAAGCGTATTTGGAGTGTCAATAAGTACGTGGCAAAGCAAAGCATCTTTTATCCCCCACAAGTCCATATAACAATCTAATTGCCACAAATAAACATCGTTTGTACTTTCAATTAAAGACTTGTTAAAACTTTCAAAATCCCATTTAGCTTTTATGTCTAAAATTACTTCTGAATGCATAATGTCGCGCTTACCGGTTACCCATTCGTTTTGGCGTCTTTCTCCATCTGCAACTAAAGGGATGTTTAACAACCTACTTAGAATGTCGCGCGCGCCTTTTTCTTGTACTAATCCTTTTGTAAGGTATTTGTTTTCGAGTAGTGCCTGGCGTCCGTACTTATTGTAAAATACAATATCATTCAAAGCCTTTTTTGCAGTCGTTGTAAGTTCGTACTTTTTAGACTGAATTTGCTTGTATCTTAATTCGGTTAATGTTTCCTTTTGATTTTCAGTTAATGGCTTTCCGCTACCCAAAGCGCGCGCTTCGTAATCAATTAAAGTGCTTAGTTGATTTTCAGTTAATGGCTTAGGCAAACTAATAATGTTTCCTACCATGTGAGAACGAAATATATAATTACTGAACATTCGCGTACTTTTTTTGAAATTCTACTTGGAAATTTTTTTGCTCACTTTCATTCATTGAAGCCCAAAGTTTATTCATTTCGCTTTTTGTTGATGCGTCTTTGATTTCTTGGCTAAAGTCGCGCGGCATTAAATTAACATCAGCTACATAATTAAGCGTATCTTTTCGGTTTAAGTTAGCACCAAATAAGTTACCGAAATGATCGCACGCATCTTTTATAGCTATTGTTTTAGCCATTGGATAAGCCATGCTTAACGCTCCATTGTTAATGTTAATTAAATCGCTTGGGCTTGTACCTTTTGCCGTTTGTAATTGAGCAGCTCCAATGCCATCATGAAACTCCATTTCTTGAGTAATTGGGTGTTGATAGTGAACTCGAACTACAACATAAACTCCATTAAAGCTTGTACCCTCACGTAAAATTTCAATTCGGTATTTCTTAAAAATCTTTTGAAGTAAAAATTCTATTTTGTCAATAGGTAAGTATTTGTACCCACGAATAAAAGGGTGTTCTTTAACCCATTCTTTTTTGGGTTCGTTATTCAGTAACGTAAGAAGTACATCGTTTTTGTATGCTACTTCTTTATCAAGGTATAAGTCTTGAATTTTTGGGAGTTTTCTTTCTTCCATGTGTTTTAGTTTTTGGTTAAATAATGATAGCAAAGATAAATAAAACTTTGCAAAAAGTATAATTTTATTTAAAAAATATTTTCAAATCGTCAGCTTTGCAACAGAATATTTCAGCAAGTGCGTAGATTTCGTTAGCAGTCCACCTCGAACCCTCACGCTCTTTGAAAAGTAGAATGTTACTACCTTTCATTTGTTGGCTTATTGACGTTCTTTTTAATCTCGTTCCGTTCTTAGTGTTAAAGTGATTTACTGCAGCTTTAAAATCGAATTTTTTGTTTAGTATTTCCATTTTTATTTTTTAGGTTAATTAATACATATACGCCGAAATAAGGGGTATATGTCGGATGTATTGAGACATAGCGATGAGTTAGTGGCAA